CAGATCACCCGGCAGTTGACGCGGTGGGATTTGATCCCGCTTTTGCCAAAAAGCATGGGGTCGGATACGCCAGCAAAGGCACTATGAGAGGACACGTTCTCATTCCTTTTAGGGACGAGGACGGCACTCTCCTAGGCTATGTGGGCGTAACAGAATGCCGTTTGCCTGCCGACTTCACGCCAAATGTGGTGAGCTTCCCCAAGACTGCTTAGCGTCTCAGCGATCGATCCTTAGAGGATAAAGCCACGAGCAAGCGTGTGCGCCTCTAAAGCTGAATGTCGCGGACTTGCTGCTAAGGCAAAAGCCACCGCCACCAGAGCGCCTACTCACAGCCTCGAAAGGGGCTGTGTCTTTAGGTGGTAAAATTAAGAGCGGACTTCAAACATAGGAGAGTTCGCTATGGAGTTTGTCCTTTCCCGGAAAGCAGAGAAGCTCGCCACGCTCGCAGAGAAAGAGGGCTTTGACGACTGGCAGGAGCTGGTGGAACTCAAAGCCACCGACGGCCTCGTTCCTGGCATCTGCATGAATAAGCGTTGTGATTACACCACAGAAGTAGAACCTGACCAGAGAGGGGGATTGTGTGAAGCCTGCGACGACAATACCGTGCAGAGCATTCTCGTGCTCGCCGAGTTAATTTGAATATCAACAGGGCCGCAACCACGGCCCTGTTTGAGTGGTATGCTGAGAGGTGTGGAGACTCTTTCCTGGTTCCTTGTTGGAGTGTTTATTAGTCTAACTATTTTCACAGTATGAAGAAGGCCCAGCTCGGTTCGGGTGCGAGGTTTGCAGCGCTCAAAAATAAGTTTGCTCATCGGAAGGGTGTAACTAGTCCCGGTGGTCTTGCTGCGTTCATAGGTCGAAAGAAATACGGAAAGAAGCGTTTTCAAAAGCTCGCGGCGAAGGGTCGAAAGCGCGCCGCATAAATCAGTTTTTTCAGTATGGCGAATGGCGGTAAGCGCGAAGGAGCGGGACGTAAGAAGGGCAGTAAGCTCATCACGCTCCGTGAGTACATCAAGGCGAAGGACATCGCCGCCTTCGTGAAGTTCCTCACTGATAACTACAAGCACGACACTCGCTTGATGACGTGGATGGGCGACCACCTGTTTACACGTCCGCCGCAGCACATCGACCACACAACACAAGGAGACAAGTTGCCTACACCCATTTTGACGAATGTATCGAGTAACAACAGCGCTTCATAAGATACGGGCACTCAAGAAACGCATCCGCATTATTCAAGGCGGCTCTTCAGCCGGCAAGACTATCGCGATCTTGCTTATTCTTATCGACCTCGCACAGAAGCAAAGTGGGAAGACAATATCGGTAGTTTCGGAAACGGTGCCCCACCTCAAGCGGGGGGCAATCCGGGATTTTCTTTCAATCATGGAGGAACACAGCTACTACGACGACAACCGGTGGAACAAGACAGACTACATCTACGAGTTCGAGACCGGCAGTAAGATTGAGTTCTTCAGTGCCGACTCACCCGATAAAGTTCGAGGTCCACGTCGCGATATTTTGTTCATCAACGAAGCGAACAACATCTCATTCGACACGTATCTACAGCTCTCTATCCGCACGAACGAAACGATCTACCTCGACTACAATCCCGTCGCGGAGTTTTGGGCGCATACCGAGCTTGCGAAACATGACCACGATTTTCTGATCCTCACTTACAAGGATAACGAGGGCCTAGCCCAAACAATCGTCGAAGACCTCGAACGTCAGCGTGAGAACCGTCAGTTCTGGCGCATCTATGGTGAAGGCTTAATTGGTGAGTCCGAAGATAAGATTTACGTTGGTTGGAAGGCCGTTGACGACGTACCTCACGAAGCGCGGCTTGAGCGATATGGACTCGACTTCGGATACAGCGTCGACCCGACCGCGATCATCGCCATCTACCGCTACAACGACGGTCACATTCTCGACGAGGAGGTGTACACAAAAGGTCTCTCAAACAAGCAAATCGCCGATCTCCTCTTTAACCTTCCGAAAGCCCTTGTGTCTGCCGACAGCGCCGAACCAAAAAGCATCGCTGAGATACAAAGCTATGGCGTGAATATAATCGGCGCACGCAAAGGCCCCGACAGCATCCGTAATGGGATACAGTTGGTTCAATCGCAGCGCATCTCATACACGAAGCGCAGCACCAACCTTATCAAGGAGCAGCGTTCTTACTTTTGGCTTCGAGATAAGAACAACGTCCTCATTGCGCCAAACCAGCCCGCAAAAAGTCCTGACCATGCGCTTGATGCTACTCGCTATGGGTTTGAGAGCCTGATTGACTTCGTTCCCGAGCATATCCGCATCCAGCAGGCACGGCAGTTCGAGCGGAACGAGAGTCGGAAGATGTTAAACTCAACACGATGAAGATCCTGAACGAAAGACCCCCGCATGACATTCTCGGCAAGTGCGAGGCCCACTTTAATCTTTCAGCGGCAAAACCAATCTTTACCTACGGAGACACGATCTATAATCCGTTCAATGGGACGATAGACAGCCTACTCATTGCCCACGAGACCGCACACATGGTTCAGCAGGGAGATGATCCCGAGACGTGGTGGGTCAAATACATCACTGACAGGAAGTTTCGCTTTGATCAAGAACTCGCCGCGTACCGCGTGCAGCATCAGGTAGCGAAGCAGACGACCAAAGATCGAAACCAGATCGCGCTGCTCGTTTACAACATGGCGATCGACCTTTCAGGAGGGATGTACGGCAACCTCTGTACACAGACGGAAGCACGTAAGTTGATAAGGGGATAACGCCTTGACACTGCGTGGTACACTTTACCTAACCAATGCGCACACCACACGAAATCGTACGAGACGCAGAGCGGAGCTTCCTCACTGGTGCAACGACAAGAATGGGGAAGTACGTTATGTGGTCAATGCACGACACCATCGAGACCATTGACGCGTATCTCAACTCCAAACACACGTCAGGCCTGACCGACTCTCTTGGACGCGAAAAGCCTTTTTTCAACATCGTTACGTCGGCAGTGAGTATTTGGTGGCGAGCCACTGATATCGATCGCAAAGACATTCGCTTCATTCCTCAAAAATGTTCGAGCGTAGTCCTCGCTTTCATTGCCAGTGTCTTGCTTCAAAAGTGGATGGACGAAAACGATTTTGGCTCCTTCCTTAATCAGTGGGGACGCTCCCTCGCCCGATATGGTTCTTCAGTCCCCAAATTTGTCGAAAAGGACAATGACCTAAAGGCGACCATCATTCCGTGGAACCGCCTCATTCCTGATCCGATCGACTTCAACTCTATTCCCCACATCGAGAAGTTTTATAAAACTCCCGCACAGCTCCGCAACATGGCAACGCCAGGCCATCCCGATTACGCAGGCTATGACATGGACGCGGCTAATAATTTCATTGAAGCCGTCTCGACCCGCAAAACGCTCGACAAGCAGGCACAGGACTTTCAGCCTAATTTTATTGAAGGGTACGAAGTGCACGGTTTACTCGAAGACGAACTATTGCAAGACGAGCCAGACCTCACCCTAGAGCCCGACGAAGTGAACTACGTGCAGCAGATGCACGCCGTTGGCTACTATCTCACTGAGAAAGAGGGGGACTACGCAGACTTCACTCTCTACAAAGGTAAAGAGGCCATTGACCCGTATGAAATCACGCACCTGATCGAGGAGGATGGGCGCACGCTCTCAATCGGAGCTGTGGAGTATCTCTTTGACGCGCAGTGGATGCAGAATCACACCATGAAGCAATGGAAGGATCAGCTCGACCTCTCTTCTAAACTCATCTTCCAAACCGCCGATCAGACTTTTGTGGGACGCAATGTTCTCTCGTCAATCGAGACCGGGGACGTTCTCATTCACTCCGTGAATATGCCCGTAGAGCTTGTTCCGAATGGTGGCCATGACATCACCAACCTTCAAGCCTTCGGCCAAGAATGGAATCGTCTCGCGCAAGATGTCACCTCAACACCAGACGCGATGCGCGGTATTACGCTCCCCTCAGCGACCGCTTACCGCCAAGCCGCCCTTCTTTCACAAGCAGCCAACTCCTTCTTTGAGATCATGACCGAGAACAAAGGGCTTGCCCTTGAACGTTTGTTTCGTAAGTACGTCATTCCGCATCTCCAAAAGCAGCTGAAAAATAAAGACGAGATTGTAGGTATTCTGGATGACGCGGGGATAAAGGAGATCGACAGCTATTACATTCCGCGTCAGGCCATCAAGAACTACAACGACCGCACCATCACCCAGCTTTTTGACAACGCTCAAAAAGTCGCGAATGGTGACATCGCCGGCCCCCTTCCCGCTTTCGATCAGAACCAGGAGCAAGCGATGGTGCAACAACAGCTTGGGCCACTCGGCAACAAGCGCTTCTTCAAGCCCGACGAATTAGACGAACAAACATGGGCTGAACTTCTCGGAGATTTTGAATGGGATAACATCAAGGTCGAAGTGACCAATGAGAACAGTGACAAACAAGCGGTCCTTCAAACGCTCACGACCGTACTTCAAACCATCGCCACCAACCCGATGATTCTCAATGATCCAAATGCCAAGATGGTCTTCGCGAAGATCCTCGAAGAGACCGCTACCGTGTCTCCGCTTGAACTAGCGGCTACCACGCCATCTCAGCCGCAAACTCTCTCACCAGCCGCTCCCGCCCCTCCAGGGGCCGCGGCGCCGGCAAATGTCTTGCCAGCACGCGAGCGGGCAGCGGCTCTTATCGGTTAATAGTGACGCATGGAACAACCTAAGTCAGCTACGTTGAAAGACGTAATCAATTACACGCCTGAGACGTATTTCTCAGATGACGAAATTACTCTCGTCAGAAACAGTTTTAACGGCCCTCAGGGCGTGAGACTCCTCAAGGTCATTCGTAAAATCTTTGTGCCGAGCATTTCTGATCCCGAGCTTCCTATTGAAGAAATGGGCAAGGACTTCTTCATGGCAGCCATAGATTTCAAGACCCTCCTTGCTGACGAGGTGAAGCCCGCAGTAATGGGTGTTCAGCTTGCGATGAAAGCAGTTATGGGCGGCTTCATTCAGCTGAAACAGATCGCCAACATTAAGGAAGAGACTGCGGAAGAACGCGCCAGTCGCCTCGCCAAGAACAGCACTAAGTAGGTGGGGATAACCTCATTGACACCCGTGCTATTATTCAAACTATCAGAGTAACCATCTCTCAAAATGGAACCAACAACGGACGCGCCGGAAGTCCTCGAAACACCGGCACCGGAAACGACACCGGACCCAGTCGAACCAGCCGAACCGCAAGCTGACGAAAAAGATCAAAAGATCGCGGAGCTTGAAGAGAAGAATAAACAGCTCTTTGAGCGGGCAAAGAAGGCAGAGGGTAAAGCTAAAGAAGCACCCCCTCCCGCATCAGCGCCCGCAGAACCAAGATTGTCAGAACGCGATGTCATCGCTCTTTCAAAAGCCGACATCGCGGACGAGGATATCGACGAAGTCCTAGAGTATGCGCGCTTCAAGAAGATTTCAGTGTCTGAAGCGCTCAAAGCTCCAGTGATGACGCAAATCCTTGCTGACAAAAAGGAACAGCGCCAGACCGCCCAAGCTACGCAGACAACTCGTAGCTCGCGTGGTTCGGCAAAAGTGAATCCCGAGGAGATTCTTGCCAAAGCGGAACGTACCGGAGAATTACCGGACACCGACGAAGGCATGAAAGCCCTTGTGGAGGCACGACTAGCTAGGAGATTCAAAAAATCTAAGTGACGGCCTAGCCAGAGTGACGGGTTAAAAAACTTAACCCTTAATAATGGCTAATACCTTCGGCACGCAAAACACAGTCAGTTTTGCTCTTCGCCACAAATACTTTCAGACCGCGCTTCAGCAAGCGATACGCAATATGCTCGTATCGCAGGCCATCACGAAAGTAGATACCTCAAACCTCAAGACGATCGAAAATCCGTACATCTCGACCGATGGCACGGCGACGATTCAGGCGGTTGCGGGTACTTACACAATCTCAGCGATGGCAACAACGGAAGACACCCTCTCCGTAACGGACGAGGTGGTTGTTCCGACCCACGTCTTCGACTTTGAAATGAAGACTGCGAACTTTGATCTGTTCGCTACCTTCCTCGACAACCTCTCCTATCAGGTTGCCTTCACCATCGATAAGTGGGTCTTGAACAAAGTCCTTTCGCTCGCAACAGGCACGTACACCACACCTGCAGGAGGTTTCACCACCCCATCTAACATTGGGAAAATCGTTGGTGACCTTCTTGGGAAGGTGGCAGGCTATGCTGCCGGAGTGGGTTCAAATCCATTCCTCGTCATCGAAAGCACCGATCTTACCGGGTTTGTGCAGATGCAAATGGCGTCAGGCTACAACTACGCCGATTCAGCGCTTAACAACGGCTTTATCGGTCACGTTGGAGGCGTAGATATCTACGTCATCCGCACAGGCACGTTTGTCACTGCGACACTCGGTTCGTTCAGTGCCACAAACGCAGGCCACCGCCTCTTCGGTATCAAAGGTCTTGCTGTCTCCGCTAATCCTGGTGGGTTCACCTACGAGGAAAAGCCAGCAACGCTTAAGACCGGCAAAGAAGTGGTTGCATACGGTTATGTTGGTGCGAAAGTGTGGGCACCGCACGCCGCGCTCTTCGTCAACATCACGCTTGCCTAAATTAGTAGCCCGCTTTGCGGGCCGCTGCGGGCGAGGAAGACCGTCACCTTCTTCCCCGGCACAGGCTCGTAAAGCACTAACCAAAAATCACAATGGCTAAAATAGATAAAGCAGAGACACCAAAAGTCGACGACTCACGTCAGACTCGTTGGGACG